ATCCGTACTGCGGCTTTGGATGACATCGATGGTTTGGAATCAAATGTTGTTAGCGACATGTTGGCTGAGTTCTCACAAGCTGAAGCTCTTTCAATGATTCAAAATAACGACCAAGGTTTGACATCATTGCCATACGGCGGTTCAAATGGTTTGCGCGGTTTGAATCAATATCCGGGTGCTAACGCAAGCTACACAGGCGGTACAACTTCTGTTTCAGCTTACGGTTCATCAGGTACAGGTTCTACATCAGGTTTGCACGATGTTGCTACTTATGACCAATTGACAACTAACGGTAACGGTACAGCTAACAATGTTACTTATGCTGACATCGTTAACTTCATCTATGCATTGCCACAACAATATTGGACACCAACTGCTAAGTTCATCATTGGTCCAACAATGTTAGCCGCTATTCGTGGTTTGGTTGACGACAATGGTCGCCCAATCTACATCGATGGCTTGTCACGCACAGATGGTATCGTTGGTCAATTGTTAGGTTTCGATGTTGTAGTTAACAAATATCTTGACCTTCCAACAGCCGCAGGTGGTTCAGCAGGTACAACTAACTGCTACCCAATGTACTTCGGTGATTGGAATCGTTGCCACGCAATCGTTGACCGCTTGAACATGGTTCTACGCCGTTACGACCAAACTTTACCGGGCTATATCACATTCTTCGGTGAGAAGCGTTTGGCAACTTCTGTAGTTGACCCATTTGCTTTAGTTCGCTATCGTTCTACAGCAACAGGTGCTTAATTAAGGTAGGGGGAGAAATCCCCCGCCTTTTTTCTACAATTAATACGGAATAAACATGAAAACCAATCCAATCCTAGAAGCCGTTAAGACCGCCTTCGTTGAAGGTAAGGCAACAGTAAATTTAAATGAAGCATCAGCCCTAACAGGTTCAGGTTCAGGTGTTGGTGGTCGTGTAATTTATGACGATGCGTTTGCCGCATTGCGTTTAGCAAATCCTCTGCGTAGAGGTTCAAGAATTATTACTACAATCGGTTCAGATGAAGCGTTTGTAGTTAAAACAGGTAACGCTACATTGATTCAAAGCGGTACTGATAACCCTTGGGGTTATCCTGTTAATAGCAATACAGGTTCTCCTAATATTGCAACATCATTTTGGCAACTTCCTGTTCGTGCATTAAATGCAACTGTACCTGTTCGTACAGCCGCATTAGATGACATCAATGGTCTTGATGAAACAATTGCAATGGACTTAGCTTTAGAGTTTTCTCAGCAAGAAGCCTTGTCAATGATGTTCAATAACGACCAATCAGGTTCTACAACTGTTAACTACGGTGCAACAAGTGGTTTGCGTGGTTTAAATAGCTATCCGGGTTCTACATCAGCCGCCGCATTTGGTTCTAACGGTTCTGCAATTACTAATGGTCGTCATACTGTATTGCAAGTGGCACAAGCCGCTAACTCAGCAGTAACTTATGATGATTTGGCTAACTTGATGGGTGCATTACCTGCTCAATACTTGTTCAAACCAACAACTGCATGGATGATGCATCCAAGCACAATACAAGCATTGCGTAAACTTAAAGCCGCAACATCTAATGTGATTAACTTCATTGAATCAGGTGAAGAAGATGGTGGTGCTGTTGTTTACATCTTTGGTCACCCTGTAATTCCTAACGCTTATATGAGCGTAACAGGTGCAGGTAACTATCCTGTTTACTTAGCTGAGTGGGAAAGATTCTTCACTATTGCTGACCGCGAAGAAATGTCAATTCAACGCCTAGACCAAACTGCTCCGGGCTATATTACATTCTTTGCTGAAAAGCGTGTAGTTTCTACAGTTCGCGATGTATTTGCGGGTGTTCGTTTGGTTGGACCTGCCTAATAAGGTAAATCATGTCATCTGATTACTTGAGTATTGCCCCCAATTTGACACAGGACAGAAATCCGTTCAACTATGAAAAGGTTGAACAGGTTTCTCGCGACTTTGTTACATCTTGGCTTACTGAAGAACAAATTAAACAACAATTAAACTTGGTTGACGATAACAGCCAAGACAATTACTTGTTTGATTTGGAAATTGCAACCCGAATGATTATTGAAGATTTTTTGGGTATGGCAATTTTCCCAACGCAATACAAGGTTTATTACGGTAATCCGGGTGTTACAGGAATGGCGGCAACATTAGACCTTCCTGAAGTTACTCAGGGCGTTACAGGGGTCACTATTAATTCTGTAGGCTATTGGAATGGTTCAGTACCTAGCGTATTCGTTCCTATGGCTAAAGATACATACCAATATGACCCAACAGGTAATCAGATTATTGTTACTTCTTTTCCATCAAGCATTAGCACTCAAGTAGCGAATCCAATTGTTGTTGTTTATACAATTGCTCGCAGTCCTTTAGCTAATTATTTAAATATTCAACAAGCAGGTTTGTTATTGCTCACACATTTGTATAACAACCGTAGCGATACGACTGTTGACAGATTAAAAAAGATTCCATTTGGAGTTGAGCAGATTCTCAGACCTTACAAACCATTGGTGATGTAATGGCAATTGCTCGCTTTGAACCTGTAGTAATTAATACAGTTACTAATGGTATTAGCACCGTTGGTACTCAAACTACAACTATTACACCTTGGTTTGACACAAGAGCAAAGATTAAAGATGTACATAATTCTGTGCGGATTAGCGACAGGTATCGTATTTACTCTGACTTGGTTAATTTAGAGTTTAATTACACGCCAAATATGAGAACTATTGTTAATTTACAGCAAAATTACTCAGTTACTTATCGCGGTAATGATTGGCGTATTACTGATGTTTATGAATCCAATGACAGGATGAAAGTGACCCTGTTGTGCTATAGAAACGACCCAAGCGCACCTGTATGACAACTCAACTTAATCCGGTCCATTACGCAGAAGCGATTCAATATCAGCTTACAGATATTTTGTCGCCTATTCCTGTGTATAACTTATTCAATCGTAACTTCAATAACTCAACGCCTAAGTTTGTTACTTGGCAATTGCGTAATGTGCATCAACCTGTTTATACAGGTCAGACACAAAGCAATAAAGGTATTGATAGACCTACTTTTCAGATTTCAGTCTTTGCACAAGAAGATGGCGATGCTTTGACTATTTCAAATACCATATTACAATCGCTACATGGTTATTCAGGAATGTTCGGAAACCCCGATACAACAGGTTTCTTTATAGCCAAAGCCGATGTATATTGGTTATATAATACTTATGACAATACCCTAGGGTTAGCCCAAATTATATTAGATTGTACTTTGGACATCCCCGCATAAGACAAGATTTGATTAACTTTTTAACTAAGGAATTTAAAAATGGCACTAATTAATAAAGTCTTACCGGGTTATGTAGCAACCCTTTGGATGCAAGATGATGTAACTCCAACTCCATTGACAGATGCTCAATTGGGTACTTGGACAGGTCAAGTTGAAGATATTATCGGTACAACAGCCGGTGGTACAGGTACAGCAGGTATGCAAGTTCCTGTTGAATCTATCCCTGCTTTCGGTGCTGACGATGCTTCTGCTACTTATGCTGTAGCCGGTGCGCGTACAGGTGCAAAGATTACTACTCAAAACCAAGTAACTTCTTTGACTATTACTTCTGCTTGGAATCCTGCTGACCCTGCAATGTTGCAGATTCGTACAGATGGCTACAACGGTACAACAATTCGTACTTATGTAATCGCTGTTTATGACGGTACAAATACTGTTGCTTATGCTTTCAACGCTCGCGTTGGTGGCTTGCAATGGGATATGTCACCATCTGCTGAAGGTAAATTCACATTCGTGATTCACCCTGTTGGTGGTAACAGCTACGGTTGGTCTAACGACTAATATAGGAAGCCCCTTCGGGGGCTTTTTTACAATATATGACACAGATAACCAACACAGACGAGCTATTAAGCTATATCGTAAATCAAGCCAACTCAGGTCAAAAGAATTGGTTTGGATTCCAACAACAAAGAATTTCGGGTATTTATATTGCGTATGAAATCGCTAAGATTCATGCCGATACAATGACACCGGAACAAATCGTTAAATTTGTTGACGATTTGAATACAGCAATCTACAAAAAACTAATCAAAGGTGAATAAAATATGACAAGATTATCAAGCGCATTAAAGCTAAATGATTCTATCCGCATTAAAACATTTGAGTTGGGTGGCAATACATTGAAAGTAAGAGTTCCTTTAACTAAGGAGCTAGATGAAGTTAACAAAAGTATCATAGAATTATCACAAGACGAGATTAAAGCTCGACTTGAAAAAATGACAAGTGCTTTATTGTCAGAAAAAGTAGAAGGTGTTGAGGTTAAAGATGACGATGTAATCGTTAACGGAATCTCCACAAAAGAAACAGTAAGTTCCATTTTGATGATGGAAAAAAAGATTACTGAATACTTTAAATTTTTAGTTCCTGAGCAGGGTAATTTTGATGATATTTCTTATGAAGAAATTGATTCTGAGTTCCCTTTACAGGTACAATTTGAGCTATTAGAAAAGATTAATCAAGTAATCCAACCCGGATATAAGGATGCTAGAAAAAACTAACTAGGGATGTCCGTCAGCAAGCAAGAGCCTATGTTTGGGCGCATGGTGGATGTCCCGATAACATACCAACAGACGATATGAGAAATATAGAAATCATGCTTAATGATGGGATGCTTGGAAACAAAGCTACTTTGCTTGCGCTTAGTGCTTTGACTACAGGCAATCTCAACGCTAAGTTAAAGAAAGATTCTACTCCGTATCGCATGCATGACATATTACCTTTGTCGCATGATTACATTATTCCTGAATTAACTGATGAGGAAAAGCAAGCTCAAGCACAAAACAATATGCTTGGCTTCTTAAAAACTGCTCCTAATGTTCCTAAGAAACTATTATGAGTACATTTCAGTTCGAGCTAGAAGGCTTCGCGGAATTAGAACAGCAATTGAAAGATATTGCAGAAGGATACCGTTCTGATTTAGTCATGAGAAATACATTGGTTAAAGCGGCAAAAGTTGCTTTAGTTCCTGTGTATAACGAAGTCATAGCTCGCGCTCCTTACGATGAGGACAGGAAATCTGATTACGATTCAAACGGCACATTTAAGCCACATCTTAGAGATACAGCAAGAATTGATGCAAGAATTCCTAATGAAAGAGATAAAAACTCTTATTTTCATGAGGAAGGTGATGTTGTCATGGGGGTTGTTTCAGTAAAAAAATCAGCAGTAGCTTTGTCGCAAGAGTTTGGTAATGCTACTACAGCCGCACAACCTTATTTAAGAGTTTCATTAGAAAGAAATGCTCAAGAAGTTGTTGATATTCTTAAAGATGAACTTTCTTACATAATACCTGAATACATGAAAAAGCTAAGAAGAAGGAAGATTAAATAATGGCGGCGGGTCAACAAATTCTTGCAAGATTAGGGGTCAAGCTCGGTCTTGACATGGGCGAATTTTCTTCTGATGTTAATAAAGCAGTTGAGGAAAATAAGAAGCTAAAGAGTGCTATTGAGCGAGAAATGAAAGCCGCCGCTAAAGAAGTGGATAGGCTTAAATTTGCTACAGAAGATTACGGTAAAGAAGTAACCAATGTAACAAAGATGCAACGCGACCTTATGGAAGGTGGCAAGTATGGAAATGCGGCTAAAGCAAGTAAAGCGTTTGCTGATGCAATGCTTAAAGAAGCCGCCGCGTTAGATGCTGTTGCAGATGCTCAAAAGAAAGCTAATGCCGCAAAAATGGCAGGTGCATTAGGCGGTGGTGGTAAGTTATCAGCTTATCAATTGCAGGCTTTGTCATATCAAACAACTGACATTATTACATCATTGGCAGGCGGTCAAAATCCAATGCTTGTATTGTTGCAACAAGGTGGTCAATTACGCGACCAATTTGGTGGTGTAAAAAATGTATTTGAAGCATTTGGTAGAGTTTTAACTCCAATGCGATTAGCAATGTTAGGGCTTGGCTCTGCTGTTGGAGTATTGGCACTTGCATTTTATAAAGGTTCAGAAGAATCTCAAAAGTTTAGAGATTCATTAATTCTTACCGGAAATATGGCAGGAGTTACAGGCGATTCTTTTAAAGGAATGGCTAACATTATTAGTAACTCAATGAATATTGGTATTCGTGATACAAAAGATATTCTTAGTGAATTAATTGGTTCAGGTAAATTAACAACTACAGCAATGATTCCTGTTGCTGAAGTAATTGCTAAGATTTCTAAACTTACAGGTGAAACTGCTCAAGAAGTTGCTAAAGGTTTAATTCCTTCATTTGATGGAACTGCTTCATCTGCTAAAAAATTAAATGAGCAATACAACTTTTTGACGGTTGCTCAATATCGTCATATTGAAGCTCTTGAACAGCAAAACAAAAAGCAAGAAGCCATTGCCTATACAGCCAATTTACTTAAAGAGCGCCTTGAAAGTGAAAAGCGTGAGCTTGGTTACTTGGAAATGGCAATTACTTCTGTAACTAGAGCTTGGCAAGAATTTAAAGATGAACTATTTGCTTTTGGTAGAGAAAAAACAGATAGTGAAAAATTAGCTACTCTTGCTAAACAAATAGAACAAAACTTTAAAAATGCAGTTAATTCTCCGGGATTAAAAGAAGCTCTTGAGAAAAGAAATGCGGCTTTGCTTGAAGAATACAATGACCTTGCTAAAAAAATGCAAGATGCTCAAAACAAAGCAAATAAACGCTCAGAAGAAAATGATGCTAATCAAGCGGCTATTCGTCAGCAAAATCTAAAAGACCAACAAAACTTAGATTTTGAATTAAGACAAAAATACATTGATGAAAATGTAGCTCAAGCAGAAGTTGGTGAAAACAAGATTGCGGCAGTAAAACTTGAGATAGCCAAGAAAATGGCTACTGCGGCATTAAAGTTTGAAAAAGATATTCTTCAAAGTGGTGGTGCAAATTACGCTCAAAAACTTGCTTTACTTGAACAAGAATACACTTCTATTCGTTCTGAAGGCGCAAGAAAAGAAGCTGAGATTTCTCGTCAAGAAGCTAAGAAATTTGAAGATAGACAAGCGGCTGAAAAGCTATCTATTGATACTGAAAGAGAAAAATTAGAGCTATATCAGAAAAATATTTTTTTAACAGATACAGATTATCAAATTGCTTTAGAGCGTTTAAAAACAGAAAAAGCTATTGCTGATATTCGT